ACGTGTCCGAACTAATATGGATAAGATAGTTTTCGACGGTGATTTCTCAAAAGAATCAGAAGAGTCTGGTATCGAAACGCCCTTCAAGATATTTGCCCCAGGACATTTTGGATTTACTTCATCACTCGATATTGAACCGCCGCCAGGATATGCTGTTCGTTTGGAATCACACCCTAAGCTCTACACTGATCCATACAACCAAACACCGCTCGTTGTGCCAGGACATATTCAAGGCGAATGGTGGCCCAAGATATTCTTTGTTGTGTTCAAGGCCCCCGCTCCAGGGCAAGAATATGTTTTCAGGAAGAATGAACCATACGCACAAATCTTGATCGTTCCCAAGAAGGCGTCGTATGAAGTCATAGAAATGACTGAAGAGGAAAAGCAGAGGCGGTACAAGCTGGATGAAAAGGTTTCTAAGTATGGACCGCAAATTTCAGAGCATGGTTTCAAAGATAACACCGGCCAAGACTTCAATGATAAATACAAAGTGTTGAAGCGAGCCTTTAGCAAAGATGGATTGCGTGCAATTGAAGAGTTGTTTCAAAAAACTGAAATTGAAGACGAGCAAAGAAAAGCCGAAGAGGCAGAAGCGGCTCGTAAAAGATTTGGCAGAAGGGTGTTGGGTTTGAAAAAATGAAGTATGGATTCAAAATCAAAAAAAGAAATGGTCCAAAGCAGACTTATATCATGGACAAAAAAGGCAGAGGCAGCTTTCCAAAACCGGAGCTACCTCTGCGTTTGATATTCGATGTTCATGAGCCTGTATTTGTTACTGGCCCATTCCTCCCGGAGCCTGCGGTGGGGAAGGTCCGCCCTGAGCTTGTTGCGGAGGAGGTCCGCCCTGTGGAGCAGGCTCTTCAGAACCAGCAGGAAGAATTCCCGCCAATGCCCTCCTGACTAACTCTTGTGTCTTCTTATCGGAAATTTGTGGCAATATTCCCGCAATCTGTTTTGCCGCCTGTGCGTCTCCAGGTTTAGGGTTGGGAACAGGTGGTGCCACGCCGCTTCCTCGTTGAGCTTGCTGTCCGCCACCCGTAGGAGCAGCGGGCATGTCGCCTCCTGGTGCCGCTCCTGGAGCGGGACCGGCCTCTGGTGGCATATCAGGACCATCTTGGGATGGCGGGCCATTCTGTGGTTCAGGAGAGCCTTCTGGCGGTGCTTCTTCTGGTGGTGCCTCGTTAGGCCCACCCTGGGGCGGTTCCATACCGGGCGGCATAGGCGGTTGAGCTTCTCGAAGCACTTGTCTGTAAAAGTTGTAGAATGATTTCATCGTGTTCACACAATCTTGAAGTCAGGAGACTTTTGGGTAACTTTCCCTTCGCCAGTAGTGGATGATTCCTGGAATTTCTGACAAAGTAATTCGAGTCGCAAAGCTCCCCATAGCTTGAACTCATTTAGATTTCTTTGAGCAATTACCCAATTTTCTCTCAAGTGTGGCGTGTAAAGACGAGAACCTAGTTTTGGTGGATGACCAATTGCCTTTAACACTGATCGGTAATTCAACTCAAAGATTGTTTCTGCTGCGATGGCGTCGATGCCAAATGGCCCAAGAAGGTTTTCTGAGGGTTGTGGGTCGTAGCTACACCATAGTTCTACTGGAATGGGTGAAAACAACTTACCACGATCTTCCAAATAAATTGGATCAACCGTTTGAGGCTGGATGAGAACTTCGTAATAGTAAAGGGGCGATCCACCGCGTTTGATGGCTTCTTCGTCCCATTGGTTAAACAGTTCGTGTTCCGGTTGCTCCGGGTCGAACTGTTGAATGCTTCCTGTTGGCACGTAAGGTGTGCCATCTTTACGATAAATAGCCATTAGCCTCCTACCTTAGAACCCCACTTGCTTGTAGCTCCTTGACGCAAAGTTTCATCATCAAATCTTTCGGCAACTCTTTTTACAGCATCTTCAATGATCTTGAGCATTGCTGACATGCTACCTTTGCTGATTTTCGGCATGTCTCCTTCGCCGTCAAATATTTTGAGTAGCTCTGCCATTGGCACCATGTCAGGGGCGTACCTCATTCTCTCTCTGGCAACTAAGATGGCCTTGGCTAAAGATCGTTTGGACCTTGCGGGAGCCTCATCAAGCATTTTCTGAAGTTCCTCTTCAACATAACGCTTCAAGTCTTCCAATCTCGAATCAGGCACTTCTTTAGGAGCTTTTCCGTAAATTCCTTCTTCCCCGCCTTCCTTTCCGGGGTCGGCAATACTGCTGACATTCATCGTGTTTGTGGAACGTCTTCTCTGTGTGTAAAAATCGGAATCTCGTCTGGCTCTTAGTTGAACCGCCGTGCGAAAGATTGCCTCAATGTGATTGGGGTTGCCGGATGCCCTTGCGAAATCTTGTGACAATCTGCTTTGCGGGTCATTTAGCTCACTCATGATTGTATTGGCGAGTTGTGTTGCTAGTTCTATGGTGTCTTGACCACGAACATAGCGGCGAGCAGCAATCAGACAGATTCCAAAGTAATCCAGAGGTTGACCCGTAATGTCTTCTAACGCACGATTGATTTGAGTTTTTGCAGCACGCAAATCTGGATCGAACGATTGCACTTCGTTGAGCATACGGATCGCTGCTCGGAGAATTGCTTCTCGAATTGATAACCATTCGTTGAAGTTCATTCTAATCCTTACTCTAACGTAATCGTTGGGGTCACGGCGATCTGCCCACCACCTGTCGGCAATTGAAATGCGGTGCCAGAAAATCTCTCTACCCATAACAGATTGCCAGACGTATCTGTTACATAATAGCCATACAGAGTGGCTCCAGTTGTGAATGTGAAAGTTTGCTCACTGTAAACCCCGGTGGTCACACCAGAGTTTTGAGTTGTGGTCCAGCTACCACCAGTCAGAGTAATAACGGCATAACCAGCTTCGGTTGCTTCCGTCAATCCACCAATAACTGTTGATTCACCAGGGGTCACATTGTTTGTAAACAAATGCAAAATCTGATCTGTTGGCGAAGCCATGTTCAGAAGATATTGCAAGAGCAAGATTTCAGCAGAGTTGGTTACTACTAACGACATATTCTCTCCCTTTTCGTATATTTACTTGTTCGGGCCAATTTTGTGCGGCGGCTCGACTTATATATGGGTATGGCGATCAAGAATAAAGATGGAACAATCTACAAATTGAATGGTCCTATCCCGGTTATGCTCGAACAGGAGCGATGGGGAGAATTCCATGTTCATAACTTTGACTGGAATTCCACCATTGAAAAAGACAGTTCGACGGTCAAACCGCTTGATAGCGATTTTGGCAATCTACGAAGAGAAGGATTTGTAGAGGAACTCGAAAAGACTAAACCCGTAGTGCCTGAGATAAAGGTAGTAGAGTCAGATTCGGTTTCTCCAGTGGAAGCCCCCGTAGAGGAACCAAAAGAGCCAGAAATGCCCGAACTTAGTTCAGAAATTGTTCCTGAACCGGATTTGGAGCCGCCTCGCGTTACGCAAAAGGCATTGCCGCCTGATCTACAAAAGCATTTCGTTTGGTGTTTGCCCGCTACCATGTCCGAAAAAGTTGATGAACTTTATGGTGATAGGTACACGACTATTAAATATCAACGCCCGTTTTCTTTTGAGGCAATCATCGTCGAGAACTCCGACTTGATGTTCAAAATGTGGACTACCGTTGATAAAATAACGAGAGGATCAGTGTTGTTCCCAAGAGTTGGAGAAAAACGCTGGTGGCGTGTAGAAGAGATCGAGGCAAAATCAGGCGGCTTCTTGGTATTCGGAATGCCTTCCGACTTTCAGCCGTCGTTTACTGAGAATCGTTAGTCTCAGCTTCTTCAGGACGCACAATGCTCACCTTGACCCCAATCTTGGCCAGTTGCTCTTTGTGTTGCTCCACCGCTGTTGTGTAACCTGTTTCATAGACATCCATCATCAATCTCATGAATGCTTTGGAATCTTTTTCGGTTACAAGCTGGTGGCCTATTCTTTCAATGATGTCTTCGTTTTCAGGATAACGATGCTGAAGAAACTCGTACATCGTTTTCTTGAGTTGCCAACCACGCGGATTGGCCGCGTATTCCATCCAATTAGTCGTCGCCATTCTTGTCCTTTGTTTTCACGTCAGGTTTTTTCTTTTTTCTTTTCTTAGCACCTTTAGGCTTCTTCATTGTGTAGCCCGCAGATTTTGGATCGCCCCACCACTGATAGTCTTCAGTGTCGCCGGACCCATCATAGATTGCTCCGGTGCCAGCCATTTCGTTTGCTTTTAACCACTCAGAGAATCTCATTGTTGTTGCCTTTGCTTCATGGCGATTGCCGCGTTTACCCAGGCTTGGGCAATTTCGTAGTGCTTCTTGGTGTAAGGATCACCTGGACCTGGGTTGGCCGTTTTTTCTTTTAATTTGGCCAAAATACCTTGCAGCCATCTTAATGGAGCTTTCGCACGAAAAGTTTTATTCATCGCTGCTTCGTACCAGCGTTCTTGTCGTAGCAACTCTCTAATTATTGCTTCGTCCTGTGCAGAAATGGCTTCTTGTGGGCTGATCTCTTTTGCCGCTTGTGCTTGTGGTTGCTCCCCCGTACTTCCGCTAATCATTCTCTCTAATTCATCGTGAATGAATTGATTGTCCGGGTATGTGCTACGAACGTAATTCCGCATGTGTTGCTGAATTCCAGGCTCAGAGATTTTCGCATCAATGCCATTGCTTTGAACAAATTGGCGGAATTCATCTAATTCAATTTTCTGAGCATTAGAGATGCGTTCTTGCTTCTCTGCTTCAATGTCAGAGGTTTTAACCCGGCCTTCAATGAAGTCCATCATTTCTGGATCGGATTTGAATCTCGATACCATTTCAGAAGAAGATGGTTGTCCTGTACTCCACTTGGCTATCTTTGAGTTGCTTTTCTGTTCTGCTTCGTTTTCTGGAAGTCCCATTGCTAAGAATATTTGCTTCGCTAGAACCTTTAGTCGGGCATGAACAACCATGCCTCCATCCATGCCCCTCTCGAATAAGTCTTGAGCCATTGAGGAAATGGCATCCTGAGACATAGCTTTGTCTTTGTCGGATTGTTCAGCTTCGTCTTCTGCGTGCTTGATCCATTTGCGGAAGTTATCAAGGTCATAAGACCACTCGAACCTGCCAGCGGGTAGACTCTTTTGACCCCGCTCAAGACTTTTGCCGTCTGTTCTCTGACTTGCGGAGCCGCCTTCGGCCATTTGGGCAGTTACGGCATCTTGGACGCTTAGATCGCCTCCCTCACCACCTGTGTCATCCATGCTTCTGTCTCTTGCTCCTTGGGTGAGACGACGCAACTTGCGTGTGCCGCCACCCTTGCCTTGATCTTGTTGTGCAAAGCTGGATGTGACATTGACCGCAAATTGAACGCGGCCCTTCTCGGTATCGAGCATTGGATTGCGAAGGTTTTGACGCATTTTCATTACGACAAGTTGGTGCAAGTCGGGAACCTTGCCCTTCATGATTTCCACATCATGGTTGGTCATGCCACCACAAGCGTTTTTGATACAGGCCCAAATACCTTTGATAATATCGCCGTAGTATTCGCCGTAGGTTTCGCCTTCACCTTGCTTTTTGGTGGGCTTGTTGAATCTGTCTAGTCCAACTTTTCCCATTTCTTCTTCGAGGAAGGCCCATCGTTCACCGAATCGAGGATCAAGCTCGCTCATGTGTTGACGGCCAGCCGTATTTTGATTCGGGTACATAGCACTGCTGATGTCACCCTTTTCTTTACTGAATTCACTTGCATCAACGGCTCGAAATGATTTATCGTGACCCAATAGTTCAGATGGATCAACTTCTTCCGGGTCTTCGGGATCGTCATACCATCTTCGCAAGAAGAGAGCTTCTTTGACGACAGGCGTTAGTCCTTCTTTTTCTACAACCCGACCATTTTCTTCAACGCGATATTTGATCTTTTTCCACGGAAGATAAATGGGAGCAAAGTCAGCTTTGATTTGTCCGTCGCTGCCGAAACTGACTTCGATTGGCACACCGTTGGGGTGCATTGGGTTCGGTGGGGTACGCAATTCGCCCGCCTCAGCCATTTGTTTGATTTCTTGATTGGCGAGTTTTCTAGCCCACTTGTATTTCTTGGCAGTTGTATCCAAGTCTTGAACCGGAACCGCTTCCCCGTCTAAAGTAACGCTTCCCGGCTCTGGATTGTTGAGAATGCCAAACCATTTGTTGGTCAGTTTATCTTTGAAGTTTTTGATGACCCACTGGTCGGTCTTGAAGCTCTGTGGTAATTTCTTCCATACATATTCTTGACCATCTTTAGCTCGCGTATGAACTTCATCTTCGCCGCGAGTAACAACTTCCTGCTCAGGAAATGTGCCGTACATTTGATGAGCGTTGTGGGCCATAAACAACGCCAGCTTTCGACCAAGAAGCCGTCGTGTTGGCATTGTCATGCCGCGAGTCGAGTCAGGACGCTCCTGGACATGAGAAGCCTTTTTGAGTGCTTTTTTGTATTCTGCATCGCTTTCAAAGTCTTCTCTTTTAGGCTTGGCAGGCTTGTAACGATGTCCTTTCAATGGATCATACAAGTCATATCCATATTGTCCCTTTTGACCCTCCAAACCACTGCCCGGCAAATGAGGTTGTCCCTCTGTGCGTTCTAGTTTGTGCATCAAGCGATTCAAATGGGGTTTGGCGATATAAGTTTTCTTTTTTCTGGAAACTCTACCGCCTTCTCTTACAGTGAATCGACGCTCGTCTTCTGGTAATCCTTCGTCGGAAATTGCTGGAGCGTGTGGGTGCATTCGCTCGACCTCGAAATAAGTGAGGTATTTGGCGATTTCGTTGGCATCCTTGATAGCTTTGTTGTCACCAGGGTCACGATGTCGTTGGCTGTGGCCTTGACCCCATTGTTCAACTTCCCTTTGCAATTCCGGCGAGAATTCTTTGAGGCCAGAATAATCTTTGGTGAGAATGGCTTCACGAACTGCCTTCTTGATGCGTTCATAATCTGGTTGGCGTTGTTTGAATCTCTTGTCGAGGGCATCAAACAACATTTGCCATCGTTGATGCAAGACATCGGCCCATATTGTTGGGTCGTCAAATTGCTGAAGAAATTCCAGATCGTCCCTGTCGAAATTGAGGCCGCGTTTGGCGACATCCTTCGGCATGGCCATTTCTGTTAACAATTTACCCCAAGACCCCACTTCATCGACGATGGATTCATTGTGTAATTGGAGATATTGTTGGAATGTATTGATACTGTGTTTCAGCTTCATTTCTTTTCACCTAAGAACTTCAGACCTCTTCGATATATAGGATACTATGGCAAATAATACCCTTTTCATCGCACGACCCACACAGGACGCACTCAATGCCGCGAAGTGTTCTACTTCTTGCGGAAACCTGGGCGTTTCTGACCCTCTTGACGTTCGATTGCTTGGACCCCGGAAGAACCGTGACCGTGTAAGAGAACAAATCAAGGATTACGTTCTCTTGATGCTCGGTGCCCCGACAATCACAATTGAACTCGATCAACAACAATTGGATGCGGCAGTTGATTTGTCGCTCCAAATCATAGAAGACTATGCTCCCGCTGAATATTTTCAGTGGTATACATTTACAGCCACGCCCGGTCAAAGCGTATATACGCTTCCACCGGATGTGGGCTACGTTCGAGAGATTGCTTATCGAGAGACTCCTCGCCAAGCCTTTACCGCTTCTGATATTGGCGGTGTGATCCCCTTGGAGTACATGGGAGCGGGTGCTTATGGCAGTATTGCCGGTGGTATCAATCCGCAGTATCCAGTGTGGGGAAAAATGAACGAATGGGTTCTCTACAAACAATACGAGGATATGTATTCTCGAATATCTGGCCAACAAGGTGGATGGGAGTGGATTGGCGGATTTCAGACGATTAAGGTCTATCCGACGCCTTATCGAGCCGAAACTATCATGGTCCGATATATCGAAAAGAACAAAGATTGGCCAAGAGTTACTCAGTCAATGCAAGAAGGTGCTTTGGCTTTTGCGAAAATCATGGTTGGTCGTATTCGTACCAAGATTGGCAATCCTCCAGGACCGAACGGCGGCATTCAATTGGACGGCCAAGCTATTCTTCAAGAAGGCATTGACGATAAAGAGAAATGGGAAGAGCGATTGCTCACACGATTTGGCGATATTCTTCCAATTAGAATGGGGTAACAATGAAAGATTTTGACGACTGGAAAAAAGAACAAGCTGTTGACCCCGATCAAATTGTGCCTGTCACGCAGGAACAATTCTTTAAGCTCGCTTTGGAGTATTTCAATGCTAACTTGCGTGGGTCGATGGGCACTTTTTTTGAGCATTTACACGGTGGAATATCTGAAGCTGTTGAGACGAGTCGATATAGCATCGAGGTAAATTATCGCACAAAAAAAGACGAAGCCTTGGAAGGCTTCGCCAAAGTTGCATTGGGGTACGTGTCAGCCGCACTCAAAAATCACAATTATCACACCAAGCATGTTTTCTCTGAAAAACCCTTGCGGTTATTGGTTTCGACACGAAATTGGGATGATGGCGAATGGGTTGGCTGCGTTACCTGGAATCACGACCACAGTTGTTTCGTCATTTCCAAAGGCTTTTACAACAAAGACAAGAAGTCCATCACGATTCAAAAATCTGAAAGATGCAAAGGCGACAACGCAGCGGAAGTGTCCAGGGAATTGGTCAATTTGATGCATCGCCTTAAAGACGAACCAGATCGTCACATGGAGAAGCTCAAACCTGTACCGCTCAAGAGAGGCCCGAAATCATGAAAACCTGGAACGATTACATTGCACCCAAGGAAGAAGAACCCAACAATACCTGTTGTGGCTGCGGGAAGGAATTCCACGCTTGGTTTCATGGTCAAGGCATGATTTGCCCGGAATGCGTTGAATGGGGCACGACCCGTGAGGAAATCTTCCCCACAGTGTCGGATTTGGCCGAGCAATTTCACCGCATCGGCAAGGGTGGGGGTAAGTATTGGGGGAAGAAAGCTGCTGGTATTTTGTATACCGATGGACGCCACGTCCTGCTGCTGAAACGTGACGAAAAGAGCGACAATGCCGGAACTTGGGGCGTTCCAGGCGGAAAAGCCAAAAAGCACGAAGCCCCTATCGACACAGCACTTAGAGAGACAAGGGAAGAGTGCGGCAAAGCACCCGTGGGTCAGCAATTTGCAAATTTCTTGACCAAAGACGGTGGTCACAGCTTTATGTGCTACCTATATTCCATTGATGAGCAGTTCGACTGCTCTCTCAGCGACGAACACACGGATTACGAGTGGGTCGCATTGGATGATGTTGGAAAATACGATCTTCATCCAAAGTTCAAAGAGGTTTGGTCCAGGTACAAATCAGCCATAGAAAAGAAATTTGGCGGGCAATTCAGCCGATTTTCTGAATGGGTAGATAAAGTTTCTGGTTGACAACCACAAAGAATATGAGAAAATGCAGACATACGGATGAGATTGGTTCGCAAGGATGTTCAATGAACACTACGGGGAGTCATGTTATGATTTTGCAGCCCAACACTACGATGCTTGGGCAGTATCACCGTCACCGAGTTTTGCAGGCGATTTGCGAACGCTTTGCAGAAGCAGCAGATGAGCCGATGAATTTGGCAGATTTTGTTGGTGCGTGTTTGAGAGCGGGATACCGTCACCGAGGCAAGCGGTCCTTGTCACAAGTCGTGCATATGGTTCTGCGACGACTGGTTGACGAAGACGTGCTTGACTTCGATGAAGAAACTCGTTTTTATTCCATCAAGCGACGACACCGCAACGCCTGCTAGAACCACACCGCTCTAACTGCCGAACGCTCTCGACATTCGGCAAAGGTGTGATCGACGAGCAATTCGCCATCTTTGAAGACCGAACACAGCAGGTCTTGGCTTTCTGTTGGCAATTCACTTTGCCTGACAGTTTTCCAGCCCTTGCCGTGTGCCCCTTCAGATTGAATAAGAGCAAGGCGTCCACGCTTGGATTTCTTGCCCGGATCAGTCACAGGGTCTTTGTACACGTCTCGGTCTTCGCCATTAACGGTGACGTTGGAACACTTGAAGGCAAACTTCTGCGTGTCTCGATTGAGTTTCTGAAGCAAGCCGCCACCCGATCCAAATGCCAAGTTGTCTGCCGAGAACTTCGCCTCAGTCATATGGTTGAGAATTGCATCAAGGGAATCGTGGTCAATACCATCGCCCTGAATGACTCTCACTTTGGGATTGAGGACAAAGAAGCCACGGTTGTTCGTCTCACCGCCAAACTTGTCAGCGAGAATCTTCAAGACTTTGATGACCATCGTTGCAGGGTCGCCAGAATCCGGTCGAACAACAAGCACTCCGTCCCGTGCTAGAATTTGCTCACGAAGTTCTGTTCCCCAATAGTCACGGCAGGCTCGTTCAATATCGAACGAGTCGCTAACACAGGCTACAAGGCCATCAGGATATTGCGTAAGCATATTCCTCATGGCCTCAAGTTCGTGTTCGGAACCCCATGACGTAATGGTGCTGTGTTCGGACGCCGGGATCGAGAAGCCCGCCATTGGCTCGTTGTAATATTTGCGAGCCAGCATCACGCCTGCGAACGTATCAGTTCCCAGGAAGTTGAGCAGGTGTGCGGCACCACCCACGGCTGCTGTCTCGACCGAGGATACACCACGGTATCCGAAGTCGTGCAGCTTGAAATCAATGAGTCCTGGGTCGCCGGTTTCCCCCAAATGTTTGAGCAGGGTTTTCTTCATTTCCCTGGACTGCGTTGCCACCGTGGAACCATACCAAACCTGCACAAGCAGCGTCTCCAACCAATTGGTGAGCCAGTAGGTATTGTCGTTGTCGGTATTTTCAATGTCCATCAACACATTATGTGTTGGGATAACTGAACCTTCGGGTACGGCCCGGACATGCACCGGCAATCTGCCGCCGTGCGTTTTCAGGATATACTCCCAACCTTTTCGGTTGAAGACGCCTTTCTTCCCGAAGTGGAGGCCGAACAATTCGTCTGCCTCGTCGATCTTTTCCTGCGTCACAACCTGTCCTTGCAGGTATTTCTTCAGGTAATATTGAAGTCCGAAGAACGTGACCAGCGGATACCGTCCGCCGCGAGACTCGAAATACGAATAAACCCTCCGCGTGCCCGCTGGATATTGTTTGTAGTGTGACGCCTTGTAGCTATCCGTCATACAACAAATGTTTTCGTCAAAGTCACTCATGAGCATCGTCGTTCTCCTTGCGTTTCATTCTTACGATTCGGCGTTTGATTTTGGATTGAGTTTTGATTTCTCTTTTTGCTTCCTGCGACTTCTTTGAAGCCTCGTTAAAAAGCTCCTCGACACCTTCCATGCCGCCTTTGTTGAAGGCACGGCACATGGTTTTGTACTTGTCGTTGAAGGCGTGGTTGCGGTTTGATACCCACCATTTTTCTCCGATATATTGATCGAAGGTTGATACCATCCCTTCTTGACGCCATCGAGACTTCGCTTCTTGCTTTGTCATTTCCTTTATGTTGTAGTTCACCTTTTTCGGAACTACTAGGAATTGGCAATATGGTTCACCCGGTCGGAAAATATGCTCCTGACCGGGCCAAGGAGCCTTGAATACGATGAAAAACTGTCGCGGCCACCATGCTGTCTGAAGATGCCCAGGAACACAAAGAGGAACCGTTCCAGTTGTGTCCGTGAAATATCTTGGGTGCGGTTCGAGCCGGAGAGCATAGTCGTCCGGCACTTGAATATCAATGTGACCGCAATAGCCGTAATGTCCTTCTGCAAAAGTTTTCATCCACGGTTGACTGATTCGCAGATCGCCATCGAAGGTCACTCGACATTCTTCCGGCATCGTATAAATCAGTTCGCATCCGTAGGTACTTCCTTCTACAAAAGGCTGACAGTGCCAAGGTTGGGCTTTGGCTCCATCACAATGTCTTCGATCTTCGCCTGCCCAACCTGGAAGCTCCAGTTTTATTCGTTGTGGCGGCAGCGGAGGATGTTCTGCTCCGAGCCGGTATTTGATCTCAATGTCCATTCAACACCCTCAAAACCTCTTGCATATCTTCCCAAACATCAGCCTTTTTGTCGGGACTTCGCAGGAGATAAGCGGGGTGAAAAGTAACTCTCACTTTTGCTGTACCATGACTATACCACGAACCTCGCAGTTTGTTTACTCCGTCTTTTGTCTCCAAAACAGACTGTGCCGCCGAGTTTCCAAGGCAGACGATGACCTTCGGAGAAATCACCCGCATTTGGAGGTTTAGGAAAGAGCGGCAGTTTTGCACTTCTTGGGGCCAGGGAGTTCGATTATATTCCGGGCGGCACTTGATAGCGTTGCAGATATAGACTGATTCCCGCTCCAGACCGCACGCTTTCAGGATATTATCGAGCAATTTTCCTGCATCGCCCACAAAGGGACGCCCGGTGGCATCTTCGCGTTTGCCAGGGCCTTCCCCCACAAACACCAAATCGGCGTCGGGATTTCCCTCGCCGAGTACGGTTTGTGTACGACTAGCCGTCAATTCAGGGCATTTGGTGCAGTTGCACACTTTTTCCCCGATGAGTTCGAGCATATCAGATTTATTCATTTTGCTTCTCCTGAAGGGAGTCGCAATAATACCAGTTACTTGCAAGAACCGCTACACTGCTTTTTCTTTTTCAGTTGGCTGGCCTTGACGCAACTGTCCAAATATCCGTCAATGGATTCGCCACAGTCTGCCCACCAACCGTCGATCTTACACGCCTTCAGCGTGCCAGACTGATGGTAGCTCATATTCAAGTCGGTGATTTCCAATTCGTTGCGAGCCGATGGCTTCAGGCCGCGAATGAATTCCCACACTTTTCCGTCGTACATATACACGCCGATAGCAATCCAATTGGATTCTGGATTCTTCGGTTTTTCGACAATCTTGACCACGTTGTCTTGTTCGTCAAGAGTAACAACGCCATACCATTCGGGACGTTCAACCTGAGTCAAGAATATTCTTGCTCCGACTGGATTCTCCTCGAATGCCTTGATGTGATTTGGAAACGGATTTTCCAGAATATTGTCAGCCAAGATTACACAGACGGGTTCGTCATTTGCCCATTGTTCCGCGAGTGCGAGAGCATGGGCGATACCGTTGGCTTCCTTTTGATACGTGTAGGCAATATTCTTCAAACCGAATTCTTCACCATTTTCGATGATACGCAAGAATTCACCCGAAGCGTTGCCGCCACAAACCAGCATGATGTCTTCAATCCCACTTTCAACAAGTGTTTGAATGGGATAATAGATCATCGGCTTGTCGTAGATAGGAAGCAGGCATTTGTTTGTGACTTTCGTCAACGGATAGAGACGTGTCCCAAGTCCGCCAGCTAGTATGATACCTTTCACAATTCCTCCAATATAAAAAGCCTGGGAATAAACCCCAGGCTTAATATAGTGTGGCGGAATTTTTTACTCGGCAATTTCCGGGTTTGCTCCCGCGAACACAACTGCTTCCCGATTTGTGACCGTGTTGAATGGCGGCATATCAACCAGTTGATACTCCGATCTCTGGATCACAAGATCAGGATCGCTGCGGGCGGCGTGTTTTGCCGGGAGCTTTTCCAGTTCTTCTGCGGTGAATTTCCGAGAAAGAGTCTTCCTCTGGATGAACGTGCCTCGCTTGAAAAAACTCGGATAGTCATTCCAGTTGATGCCTTTTTGCCACATCATTTCCTGCATTTCGCTGCCGTTTTTGTTCATCAGTTCGCTGTGACTGAACATCGAACGGGCAGCCATCGAAATGCTGTTTTTTGATGCGTCCAGTTCCCTCCACAGGAAGACGTTAGCACCTTCTCCGGCAGTTGGCACGTTCCAGACTCGGCAATCGAATGTCGGGATTTTCACAGGTAGACCCGTGCCGAAGAATTCTTCGTAATTTGCAACGAAAAATCCTGTCGCTAATGCCGCCAAAGATGAAGTCATCTTCTGAATGCGACCACCAAAGAAAATCTCCGAGTCATAATGCGTTGCCCACCACGCCAGACTGATTTCATCGGACTGAGTATATCCAATTGTTGCGTTGGAATGTTCGCAAAGAAATTTGGTTGTAGCGATCATCAAATCAGACAATCGCTTATCGTATGGCCTCTGCATACTCTTGGTGAACTTTGAGAAG